CAATAGCGGCGAAATCCGAGTGGGACAGGGTGTTCTGAGCGTCCTTATCGGTGCTCTCGAAGATGTTGTGCTTCATGTTTTCCTCTTCGTCGGTTTCTTCGTCGGTTTCTTCGGAGTCCTCTTCGGAGTCCTCTTCGGATTCCATGTCGATTGCGGCGGCGATCAAGTAGTTGACGGCCTCCATCTGTTCTTCGGTGAGATCTGAGAGAATGTCACCGATGGTACGATCCCCCTCGGGAGAGGAATCTTCTTCGTTGGCGGTTTCTTCTTCCCCACCCTCGAAGTCTTCATGAGTCGCGTCGTCTTCCGTGATTCGAATGACGGCGGAGTATCCAGAATCATCGCTGTGAGCCACAGCAACGTTCTCGATGGTAGCTCCAGGGTTGGCTCCTCGAAGAACAAGGGAAACCTCAACGATGTTTCCATGCTCGACGATAGGTCCATTCTGTCGGAGCTGGTTTGCGAAGATCGACATGGCGTTGATATCACCATGCTCAATCAGTTCGCGTGCGTGATCAGCCTGCTGACTTCCATTAAAGAAGCCGTAGGCGTACACGCCCTTACCTCGATTCTCGAGCATTGCATGACCGAGAACATTGGTGACTTCACCGTGGCCGTGCTGCCAAACAAGAGGCACAACGGCCCCATCGTTCTGCGAAAATGCATCGTGGCCGATAGTACGGCCGTCGGTACACTTAACGCCGGCAACAGTGGCCCAGCCGGAGAAGTCGGCCTTGCTAGTGTCAAGATCCATCGACACTGTCATTTTGAACCTCCTGTTTGGATTCTGCGTTTGCAGAGCTTGTGTACGGGTTCGCCAACTGATCAGCCTTAGGATCTGTAGCCTGAGGCAGACCGATAATGGATCGAATCTCGTTAGGCGTCATCACCAGGTTGGTAATGAACGTTTGTGCCATCGACGCGACCGAGTCTAGGGACGCCGAAGAGAAGGGATCGCGAACGTAGATAATACGCTGCCCTTGAGTTCGAGCGGTCCTAGTCAGGAAGACCATGGTCGCCGACTTGGTGATGCTGTCCAAGATCGGTCGGACTGTCCTATTATAGTAAGACAGGTTGGTCTCAGCATCCGCGGTACCATTGAATACGCTCTCAGTAAAACCTAGCGCGTTGTAGAGTTGCTCCGTCAGATACTTAACCTGCTCAAGTAGGTTGTTCTCCACCGGACGGTTCAACTGAGTGATCTTCTCTGCTCCATCGACGTAGGCTACGCCGATTTCAGAGTTTCGAAGCTGCGATTCAATGGCCTCGCGTCGGCTTTCCGCCTGTTGCTGTCTAAGTTCGCCTCGTACCGAATACGGGAGCTGGATAATAAGATCCAGTTTCTTACCCAAGGCACTATTATCAATGGCGTCTAGTGCATCGAGCTTTCGTGCGAGTCGCTGGGCCAATGAGCCATTGGTCGCAGTGACGTCATACAGTGGCGAGTGAACAACACAGACAGAATGTTTAGAAACGGTGATCGTTTCTCGGTTTCCGGTACGGTCGTTATAGACATCTACATCGACCGAATCAGTGTACCAGTTTACAACACGACCTACGCGCATTGAAAGGACATCAAACGAGCCGTCTTCATTCAGTTGGATGTCTGTATCGACTGGTACCAGAACCGCAGACCCGTATTCAAGCATCGTGTACACGAGTTCGTAGATCAGACTATTAGATGTCTGGTCTACGTTAGCCATCAACGAAAGGCATTCGTTTAGCTTGGATGGTTGTTCTGAATCATACCTGCCATTTTGATCGACACGGACGTGACGAATCGGCGTGTTAGAGACGTCCAGCGCAATCTTGTTGTAAAGCGTTTGGACTAGGTTAACACTTCCGCCAGATCGATACCTGGGTCTGTATTCACTGTATGTCCGAGTAATCAACGAATGAGAGTCGTTGCTTGTGAACACGTTCCAGGCTTTTGTAAGTCTCGATCGGATACCCATACAACCTCCTTTCCTTACGCGAAGTCGTCTAGTTGTTGTTTGTATGCAACCCAAGCGTCCATCAATGCTGCGACGCTGTCGATCTTAAGATCCATTCGTTTCTTAAGAATCTTTCGGTTGCCGTTAGTGTCCTCGATGGTGATGGTGTTACCCATCGCCCAGGACATTAGCTCTTGATCGAACAGCAGATGTCTATCCGAAGATAGCTTCTTCAATTCGCCAAGCGGCACTGATTCCGTCCTAGCTCCCTGGATGACCTTATGAACACCGTATGGTCCGTTTTCAGTCACCCATCGCTCGACGAACTCACGTGCATTGTAGGGGTCGTAGCCAAATGCTCGAACATCAAACTCCGAACGGATGATAAAGTCATCCAGATCATTGTAGACTGCGATCATATCGAGAATCGTCCCGTCCATGACTTGAAGGGAGCCTTCTCGAATGAAAGATTCGTATTTGACGCGACCTGCGGCCGGTAGTTTATCGAACGTTCTGGTGGTGATGTACGCTCGAGTCTTTACTCCGAAGGTACCGTCACCTAGCGGGAAGAGGAATGTAAAGGCACAGAAGTCGTCACCCTGTGACAGGTCCGCTCCCATTGCGCATGGCATCTGCCAGTACTCCCTCTTCTGATGGGGTATCGTTTCTTCATAAGTAAAGAAGTACGTATACCCCTCCATGGGGATACCAAAACGCTTGGCCAAGATGTCGTTACGGGCTGAGGGCACATTTTCAGCTCGAGCGACGTCTCGTTGGTAGGTATCATAAGACACGGTCTTACCGATGTTCGGCTGCGCCTTGATCCACATGTTAGGATCAGCCACTTCTTCCACTTCGTCCAGTCTGTAGTACCAGATGGACGTGTGCGGATCGTAGTAGTCTCCCTTTAGGATGCTAAGTAACTCCATTTTGATGGAATCGCCGATACCGTTTCGGACTGTGCCCTCCGAAGACACGGCAAGGATCACCCAATCGTTAAGTTTGGATGCGCCCTGCTCTAGAGCAGAGATGACGTCTTGCCTAACGTCTCCGGATAGCCATTCGTCTACGGTATTCACTTTGGTTCGGAGACCCTGAAGTTTGTCAACGTTCATGGGTCGAACTTCAAGTAGCGATTTAGTCGAGAAGTTCTCAATCCCTCGCTTCGTAGGCGTCAAGAGAGCCTTGTTACGGTTACCGCCAGATGTCGAGTGTACACTCCCGGCAGTTAGAAACTTGAACAGGGGGCCTCTCGATCTGGTAATCGCAGTCTTGAACGGGCTGAGAGTCTCCTCAGCCTGTGGCATCGTTGGCGCCGTTGCGACCTGATGCGTAGTCGCCGTATCAATCGTAAGGAAATACGCGTGAATGAACGACATATACATTGATTTGGCAGCGCCTCGAGCGACGATAAGATACTGCTTATTTACAAGCCTTCTCTTTTCGTCTACCTGAACGTACTTACCTTCGTGACCGTTCTCATCCGGGATGAATTTGGTGACTCGTTCGAAGTAGAACCATGACAGCAGACTCTCAGCCCAAAGTTTGAAGCTATCGAGTAGTGTCAGGTCTGCTCCGTCAGTGAGAGTCATCTCGTTGTTGCAGAAAGCGATGAAGCCCTCGATTGCCTGGTCGTCGTAATAGTAACGAGGATTAGCAATAAGATCATCAATACGGTTCATCTCCATTTCAATGGTTCGAGAGACTGGAATTTCTCCAGCTAGGACTTTATCTCGGAATTCTCCATAGTATTTTGGTGTGGCCGTATTAGACAGCGTCACTACTTCTTATCCTTCTTCTTTATGACCTCGGAAAGACCTGTAGCTCGATCAGCTTCCTTAGCCAGAGCCTTGATGCTACCCGTAGACAGGTTGGAATCGATGGCTCCGATTAGCATATCGCTAGCCTTCTTGGCTGCGTACTTGGTCAGGTTCGAGCTGGCCTCGCTCACGAATGTGTCTGCGAGCTTCGCGAACTGAGATCGGTTGGCCTTCTCATACTCTGCGAGCTTCGCCTTCAGTTCAGAGTTGGTCTTCTCGAGCTGGAGACGCTTGTTTTGTTCGATGAGATCTGTAGTGGTCAGATTCTTGGGGAGTGCCTTCCTCTGGTCTCGAGTAAGACCGCCCTTTGGTGTGGTCGCATACTTCTCAAGCTTAGCTTGCTTTTCTGCTTCCTTAGCCTTCTTCTTCTCATCGCGCTCATGCTTCTTCTGTGCACGCTCCGCGTCTCGCTGCTTCTTCTTTCGATCCTGCTCAGCCTTTCGAGCTTCTCGAAGCTTCTGGTTTTCAAGCTTCTTGCGGGCTGCTTCGGCCCTCTTTTGAGCGTGATCGGCACTAGCCTTAGAAAGCTTCTGGCGAGCTGCACTAGCTGCCTTCTTGGCGCCACTAGCTGCCTTCTTGGCACCGCTAGCAGCCTTCTTAGCAGCACTTGCAGCCTTCTTAGCTGCCTTCTTGGCTTCCTTTTCGGCGTTCTTTCGGTCGATCTTCGCCTGAAGATCAGCTGCTCGATCGGCAGCGATCTTATCCTTTTCTGCCTTGGATTTGACGGCCGAACCTGTGCTATTTTCGGGCTGCTTACGGACGCCCCACTTCATACCAAGGACGCCGTAGTGTGCTAGTTCCTCTGAATTGTGAGTCTCCACTCGATCTCACTCCTTAGTTGCTTGATGGCCTCGATCGTGAATGATGTGGCCGGTGGATCGAATGCTAGCTTAACAGAGTAATTGACGTACTGTCGCAGCATTCTACCAAGTACCGTGGTTGGATAGTCATCCGACGCGGATTGAGGAAGAGCTGGATCCTCTGTCAACTGCGTAGCAGTCATGAGGGAGTTCTCAATAGCGTCGGTTAGCTCGAGATCGAAATCGGTGTCTTCATTCTCGATGTTAAGATACCGTTTCGTCTCTTCTAGAATGGTCACGAGATCCTCCTCCCCCATAATGTCGTGTCTCCGGGAGACCTAGGCTCAAAGTCAACCAAGGCCAAAGGAGACGTTCCGTAGTGAATAGCGTTATGCGTATCTCTAGATACACAAATAAGGTTGTTCAGATCCCACATACATGGGTCTGCATCAGAGCATTGTCGGGGTGTTAGAGGATTTATATGATGAACTACGATACTATCGTAGATCTCATAACCCTCTATACCTAGATCACAGCCAAGGTCCCTAGCGATCGCCTCTGTTCGAGCTTTTCGCCAGACGTCAGATCTGTAAAAATCCTGATTCATCCACCTAGAGCCTCCGAAGGTCTCGTCGAAGAACTCTCCATTCAAGGAAAGGTACTCGAGTCGTTCTTCGAAGGTCTCCAGCCTGGACAATTCGCTATAGCTGCGCATCGGGCTCTCCAGAATATAACCTGAAGGCGTCCAGAGCTTCCGAAACAAGCTCTTCGGTTCTGGCTGCCGACTCGAGAGCCGAAACTTTAGCCTGTGCGAGTAGAGTGTCCGCTTTAATGCGCTCTTGTTCCAGCTTTTCCCTACTTCCACCGAGTTTTAGGAAGTGTAGGATCACAGAATTGGACGCTGTACCGTCCATAATCTGCTGTGCGGCTAGATCCATCGCACCTGCAATAGCCAATCGCTCCGCTTCTTCTGGGCTAGTAGGGGGTTTTCCCCGCTTTTTAACCATACATGCTCCTCTTTTGGTTCGTTCGAGACGAGTTTTAACCTACACGACCGCCGGTTGAAAGGAGCATGAAAGACCGGCCGATGAGAGAACCAGGCCGTGTAGGCTAAAACCCATCTCGAAATATCCCTCCGGGGGTAAATCGAGGAGGGGCGCGATTTGGGGTGGGGGTGGTAATCGCGCTACCAGCCCCCGGGGTGTTAAGGGATGGGCACCGGTCATCCTCCGGCTTGCGATCCATCGTGACGTTCATCGTTCGACAAACGTTCGCAATCCTGTTGTGTCCCAAGCGATGATCCAATCGATTGCTTCGTTCACATCATCAGCAATCAACGCATCACTTAGGTTTGAGCTAGTCTTACACACACGATCGAGGAGGGCACAAGAGTTGTAGCCATTGTTCGTGTCGAACGCAAACCACAAATCGAACTCATCTTTAGGATCGTAAGGATTGTCAGTTGTTGTAAGGTAACGAGTTGTCATGACTATCAACCTCTAACAGCTTCTCGCACGGAGGACGTTGAGATGCCGAGCATCTCTGCGATCTCAGATGTGGTTGCACCGTTTCGAGCCATAGCACGAGCACGAGCAATCACACTAGTCGAAAGGACTGGTTTGTCTTTAGGCATGGATAGTTCATTCAATCGTTCTGGGTCCGCATACCTAGCAATGGACTCCATCATGGCGTTACTAACAGCACCATTCATGATGGCTTTCCATTCCTTGTCGGTGATGTCGAATTGTACCTCCTTGCGGGAGGCCCCAGTGCGGGCTCGCGCAGCCTTGAGGGCTTGTGACTCAAGACGAGTCCGCTCTTCCTTTGTGATGGAAGGATTCTCGTCGACCTTAGCCTTCACCACACCACCGGCCACTAATTGGGCCTGGCGTTCCCTGGGTGCGTTAGTGAGGGCTGTACGTACCTTCTCCTTGAGCGAGACCACTTCATCCGCGTACTCCTTGGCAGCAATGGGGTCTCTTTTCAGGGTTGGGGTATCAACGATCTCCCTCCTAGCCCTATTAGCTAGGGTCTTCATGTTGTTGGCATAGCCTGCGTATAGTTCTTCCATGGGGGTACCAGATGAAAGCTTACGCGCGTCGTCAACCAACTCCATGCGCGGTACCTTCTGCATACGCAACATGGTATCCACACGAGGGGCCTTGGTCTTGAACTCCTTAACCACAGTATATGTTTCGCCTGTGTCCTCGTATACCTTACGGCCCGTGATTGGATCGATGGGTCCGCCCTTTGCTGCAGAGCGGAGCTTCCGCTTAGGAACGATCATATCTGATTTAGCACGGGAAATAAGAGTGGCCACGTTATCGTCGCCCTGGTATTTCTTCCTGAGTGAATCAATGCCGTTGTCCACCGCGGACGTTTTGTAATCCAGCTTATGCTTGGCGGCGTCAATAACAACCATCGAGTGTCGGACTGCTTTGGCTAATTCAGCTTCCGTAGCCCCCTTGATTGTCATGTCGGTAATAAGATTCGAAATCTTACCCATCTCACGCTGCTTGCCGGCCTCCGTCAACACCTTCATACCCCGGTATGAAGGATATGCGGCAGAGGGGTCGAAGCCTTCGAGACCTTTGAGAGGAGACGTGGAACGAATACGACTCTTCGGCGTCACCGGAATAACCATGACAGTATCACCGTCGAAGTCCGCACCAGACATACGCTGTGCGACCTTAGGATGAATACCGATAGCATCCGCAGCCATTTCACCAATGGTGCGTCGGGCTCCCTTATGACCGTTGTTCACTGTGACGATGGGGATCTCGAATGTGCCGCCATGAGGATATCGAACTAGTGCGACCTGTGTTCCGTTCTTAAAGTTCGGAGCATATACCTCAGTAGGCTTCAGGGTCTTGACTGGCAAAATAACCTGATATGCCTGGTTCGGTACAGCTGCTGCTTTAAGACGGACAGAGTCCGAATCGCATGAGTCCGCGAATTCCTGCAGAGCTTTTCTCCGGAGAACAGGATTCGTAAGAGACATGATTTTCTCAAACTGTTCCTTCTTCTCCGAAGTTGAAACATCCAGCTGTTGTTTTGCGAATGACAAGTTCTGCTTCGAAAGGAACTGGGCCGACAGTGTCTTAGTCCAGTCTCCCCAAGAACCTTCCTCATTCACGATATTTACGGGCGACAGCTTCTTGTTACCCTTGGAGTCCAGGTATTCCATCTGTCGGCGGATAACGGCACCGAACGGATTGTCTGGATCATCTTTCATTTTCTTGAGTACTGTATCTCCGTCGCCGATCATGGGGACTTTCTTGGATTTATTCGTGTTAAAACGAACATCCTTCCCCGCAGGAAGGTCGTCGGCATAAATAGCCATTCCCTTGAGGTAATGAGTTCCGTCTACAGAAATACGAACCTGGGCGTAATTAGACTTACCCAGGTTGAGGTCTTTTAGGCCTCGACGAATTTCAATAACACCATCCATGTCGGTCCCGCCCTGTTCAGAATATCGAACCATGACTCGCTTAGAGTCAAGAGGGGCGGGCGGCTTGAGCGACAGCTTAGTACCATCAGGATCTGTGCGAACACCAACGACGTGGATCTTATCTAGATTCTGAACGACCTCACGCTTTTCGATACCGGGTGCGACTAGAACGCGAGTGCTAGTGTAATTATCAGTACCGAGCTGACGGATCTTAATATCCTCGACATGATAACCCTGGGCTTCGAGTGTGGAGGAAGCAAGTTTGAGAGATGTGGCAGTGGTTCCGAGTGTCACCTCGGTTCCAGCACCAATATCAATATACTTGTGCTTGTCGACTTCCCGCTTCAGAATATCCGCAGTACCCTCGATCTTGCTGGCGGTTCGTCCAGCGTCTTCCTTCAGGTAGTTGCGGACGGTGGACGAGGAAATACCGAGTCGGTCTGCAATAGCAGCCTGGCTCATGTTCTTCGCATCGAGCTTTCGGACCATTGCAATTTCGACAGCCTGGCGCTCACGCTTAGCAATCGACTTAGTTGCTCGGAGTTCCGTGGTTGTCATACCGAGACCACGAGCAATCTCAGCTTCACTCATGCCCTTACCCTCAAGACCCTTCACGAGACCTTGGAAATCGAGAGAGCGCTGGTAAGGATCCTTACCGGATCCCCAAGGGTAGCGGCCTGACTTACGCAGAATACCGTAATGAGCCAGAGTATCGTCTGTTTCTTCAGGGGCGGGGGTATTTACGTTCAGCACTGGTCCTCCAAGTCTAGAATATCAGAGAAATGTACGATTCGGCGCATGATGTCCCGAATATCATCTGTATCGGGAGTGTGGGATCTTACTTCACCGTTTTGATAAATGCGAAGATGCATGTTGATCGTCGGGGAAATATTATACTCCAGGCAGAAAAGCGCAGCGTAGATCTCGAGCTGTTCGAACTTGGTCGGGCCTAGTCCGGTCTTGAGATCGTGAATGCGCAGCAGTTCATTATCTGGATCGAATGAAATCGCATCGGCGGTTCCGAAGGCATGGGGGCTAAAATATAGAACCTGCTCCGGGGTCATTGAATATCGGATGGCGTCGTTAACGAACATACCGACAGTATCAGTGGTGTCACCGAAGGGGAGCCCCAAACGAATATGCTCGGCAGCAATCTCATGGAGTTGAGTACCAATAGCAGCTGCTCGAGCATTACGATATGTCTTGAGGACTTTATCGTCGTCGTATCGGAGCCATGAGCTTTTACTTGCTCCGAGGAATGCGTGCTTGCCTTCGAGATTTCGGTGATCGACGAATCTCACTGGCGGACTCCAAAATAAATCTGAAGTTCGTCAAGGACTTCCTTCTCGTTCTCCGGGTAAATGAAACGAGCAAAGCCCATCATCGTTAGGCGGTTGACGTAATATGTCTGGTTCGGTTGAACGTGCGCCTTGTCCGATGCCTTGACTTCAAGCATGGCCCACATGTCGCCGTGAAGGATCAGAAGATCAGGAACTCCCTGTAGATAGTTAGGGTCGTTCTTCAGGATGAGGCATCCGGGCAATAGCCGGGATAGCTTCCCCATCAGATCTCGCTGGTACTTGTTTTCCTTTGCGCTCATGTTTGCTCCTTTCGCAAAGGTAAAGAAATAGTAAAGCCCCAGTGGGTAAGGACAGTGGGTAAGGGCCTAGTAGGCCCTGTTCTATCCATTATAGGAAAAGTTTTTGTATGGGTTCGTTACCCACTAGGATTTTGGGCCAGAAATTGCATGAAAATTGCAAGTGTCCCGTTTGGCCCACTGTCCCGGGGCTCTTATTATATATATTTAATTTTAATTTA